CAAGTTTGTCCATGTCGGAAATATAGCTTTTATTTTTCCCTCCGGAATACAGACCATTGGCAATACTGTTTGAAAGGTTTCTAACCTGTCTTTTCACCTCTGAACCGGCACGATCCAGATTGAATCCCTTAATCAGATCATCCGCCATTCTCTTGCCAAACTGCTCAGCTTTTTTCTCACCCGTGGAAGTTCCGAAGAACTTGTTCATGTCAAAGCCTTTGTTCGCAAGCAACATGACTTTAGCAAGGCTATCCGCAACACGATCTAACCTTTTTTCCATGCCAGACAATGCACGATTCGCTTTATTCGCTTCTGCTTCGACTACTATCTCAAGTCTATCAATTTCATCTGACACTTAATCCACCACCTTGCTTGCTTTATTTTTGTTAAAGACTTTTACCCACTCACCGAATCGTATGGACGCTACATCTGACTGCTCTACCGCTTCTTTCTGAGACACACCAAACCGTTCTTCTGGGTATTTGCTCTTATTATCAATCGCCGCATCTATGGCACGAAGAACATAAAGTCCATTAAGCCATGCTGAATAATCAAGCAAATCGGCCTGCCTCTGCATCCCCTTTTCATGTTCTTTCGCATATATGTGCATGATCTTGGGAGTCAAATTCATAAATTCCGAATACGGGATCCCACATCGGATTGCCAATGGAAGATAGACATCGCTGATTCCCTGTTTAAAACTTGTAATACGGATTACTTCTCCAGTTCCTCGGTCTCCGCTTTCTCTTCGTTCATGCTGAGCATCTTTTTGAAAAAATCAGATTCATTTACCGCCTTACTAAATGCATTGATAATATCCTGAAGCTTTCCACCTCCAAGAATATGCTGTTCAATCAGGTGTTCTGCCTCTGTCCGATCACATCCAACAACAGCACAAACAAATCCCATAGAGCAGAGCATCATCTGTCCCTTCTGAAATGCTTCGATAATGGAAAATCCCTGTTCCTCCATAATCGTGAAGTGTTTAAAGGTCAGCTCTGGTACATCATAGACTTTGTTATTAAGTTTCAATTTCATATCGTTTTTCCTCCGTCAAATTATAAAAATAAAAGGGAGCAACATATATCACTCCCAACTTTCAATCTATACGCTCGGAAACGCTGTTGCCGCAGCTTCCGGATTGATAATAGTGGACGGTGTAACCGTAATTGTCATTTCACGAACACCATTTACTTCACCCTCATTTACGAAGACGGAATGTTGACCTTTCCAGGAAAATACACCGTCTTTCCCGCCTTCTCCAAAATTCAGTTCATAAACCTGCTCTTTTCCAGCGCTTTCATTGATCTCTTCGTATTTCGTCTTATCAAAGTTTGCTGTAAACTGCATAGACTCTACCTGCTGAACACCTGGAACAAATGTCTGCATAGTGTCCTCAAGATCGGTTGTTTCGATTTGTTCCGGCTCTCCACCTAACTGTGGATATGTTTTAATTTTGCATAGTTGCTGAAGTGCTCCAGATGTAGCACCAGCCTTTAATACAGTATTAATTGTGCTTAATCCTGCTGACATTGTTTACCATCCTTTCTACCGGCTAACTCCTGCCGGTCAGCGACGATCCCTTTCGATCGCCGGTGCATAATAATAAGGAAGCTTTTATGCTTCCTTGGTTTCAAATTTCTCTATTTCATCCACCGATGACACGATCCTGCGGAATCTTGCAACCATGCGGTAGATATTTGTATCTGCTGCATTCTGAACCCTTTTCGGGCCATACTGCCTCACATATCCCATGATTCTCATGCCACCACAGGCTTTATTGATAATTGTCTTTGCTTCCGTGATATTTTTGTTGGAAAACGACTGAATCTCAATCATGGAGACCACCGCATTTTCAGCATTCTCCAAATCAACCGCCGTGTCCGGGTTGTCAATCTGCTCCACGCTGACTGCCGGGAATGAAGCAGGGCTTTTTGCACTATCATTCTGTACTGTCTGGCAAACATCCGAAATATAGGTCTTTACATTGGTAAGCACCCTGTTCTCAACATTAATCACTTCCAAACACCTCCCGTGCAATATTCATTATTACGCTCATGTCCCGTAACTCCTGCCCTGTCTCATACATAAACGGACGAGACGGCATACCTTTTGTCCAGTGCCATTCTCCATCATTAAAGTACCACCACCCGGCTTCTCCGTGATTGTTGGTATCATACTTCCAATTCGCAAGCCCGGTATCTGGATGAGGATTTGACTTTCCGACAACGCCCGTCCCAAACTCGACGAAAGCCGCCCAATCGCAATCCGTGTATATATAATAGGAAGCTCCGTTGGAAACAATGTCCCCCGGCTCCAGATTCATACTGTTCAGAAGTTCCCCAGTCATCACAGCGTCAAAGCTAAGTATCTTTAACTGGGCGATTGCCACGCCCTCTTCTGCCATCCGATAAGCAAACTCTTCGCACTTATCTGGCAGGCTCTTACGATACTCTCGGACTTTCTTCGCAAGGTCACGGAAGCCTTTTGCGGATAAACCCGTTTTATACCTTTGCATAGCTACTCTTCAATACGGTCAATCCCGTATTCTACGGCACACATATGCTCAATTTTGCACCCACGGGCTTCATCCCATCCCGGTGCGAAATAGGCTACATCAGCAGTAGACAGCAGTTCCAGTGACTTTCCAAGAAACCACAGGGGTCTTGCGTCTGCCGGTGCGTTCTGGAAAAATGAATCAATCACTTCCACGGGTTCTCCAACTACCGCTTCTGCTTTCCTGATTGCTGTATCTCTTTCTTTCAGAATATCTTCGTCTGACTTGCCTTTCATGGGCTGTGAAATAAATAATTTCTTCATGTTCTCTCCTTACTGGGCGTTCTTCGCCCTCGCTTTCAACGCAATCACCAATTCATTCAGACCATCCGCACGCGGTGCCGACACTTCATAATCTGCCGATGCCGGGTCAGCCGTTCCATCATCCAGAAGAACCGGCTCCGTTTCATACCATACAAGCGATGTCTCGGTAATCGGCAAGTCCATATCCGTTGTAGAAATAGACCGTGTAAAGTCTATATCCGTTCCGAACACTGCTGCCTGCGCTGTACCTTTGCCCGGTGATAAATTTGCATAAAAAGAAACCGGCGAACTATACCCTGCCGTATAATCCCCGGTCTCGTCTCCATTTTCATCCACAATAGGAATCTTGTCTTGGTACAATGCGTACCAGAGCTGTCGTTGGTTATTCTTTAAACTTCTCATCGCCTCATATTTATTTTATTCTCCTTACTGCCTAATCAAAGATAAATCACTTATGTATATTGTTCCCTTTTTAGCTATGCATTCCTCTGGGAAAAACACAAAGCAAATTTCGTCCACAGACTTCCAATCAATAATATCCTTTTTATATTTACCTAGAGGTAACACAAATTCTTTATTTTTATTACTTACAGTTAAATGTCTCTGCAATATTTTCTTATTGGAGACCTTATTTGTAAGTTCTATTGAAATAGTATCAATACTTTCCGTTGAGATATAGTTAAATTTCAATGTAAAATCATTTTCAACGAAACCTCTCCAATCTCTCATCGGTAATGATTTTATAGCATACCCCAACCATCTTGATTCTTGTGGTTTAGATGTCTCGTCCGTAAAATCGGCTGATATACACACAGTATTTGTACTGCTCGGAACTACTAAATTGCTCATCTCTTCAGACACTCCCTTACTATATTTTTGGACTTCCTCCACCTCTATCGTATATCTATTGTCATCCACATCAGGAATTTCATCAATCTCTCCATATATCGTAGAATCAGAATAATCATTATATACAGCCTTTGAATTATGATCTGCAAATGCAGCCTTATCCTTTGCAACTTTCTGATTCCCATCCCCTTGGTGAATTTCTCCTGTGTTATTATTATTTGATTTAGTAATTTTCGTCACTTGTGAAGCAACAAAAATTGCAACGAATAACCCCACAATCGTACAAATATCTGCTATTACTCCGATTATATCCATGTTTTCCCCATCTCCTTTCATCGTTATTATACGACAAAAGGAAGTTTTTTCCAACATATTTTGCGCTCTCCCCACCACCAATACCGAGCGCACCCTGCGGTTCTCACCACGCACAATCTTCTTTGACTAATCAATGACTAGCTTAAGACTAATTTGCGACGTTACCCTGCCGCTGGGAGATACTGGATCACCAAACCTTTCTTCTTAGAATCCTGCCCATGCAAAAACTCCTTTCAGACAATCCTCTCTGTCCTTCCATGTCCTCGATGTTCCATTTTCTGAATGGGCGCTCTGCCCTTCTGCTCCGATCTGGTTATAATCATAAAGAGCCAGTCCACGGATATTCGAGTAAAGTGTAGCAAGGTCTTTCTGGATGCCCTCCTCGGTGAAGTGCGACGGATAACTCCGCCGGTTTTTCACTTCCCAGACAGCATTTTTCACT